TGGGCGCTCCAGCGGGCACTAGCCCAGCCTCGGCTTCGGGCAGCCCGAACGCTTTTTCTACTTCCTGGCGGGTGCGCATTCGCCCTTCCCCGAGCGCCGGGCCAGCTGCAACCTCCGGCGGGTGGCCGAATGCCTCACCGAACGAGCGTTGGCTCACCGGGGAGATTCCTACCTTCTGGCCGCTCGAGATGAGATTGCCGATTCGAGATTCGGGCGATGACATCCCGGGAGCTGCTGGCTGGTCTGGCTGGTTTTGTTGCTCGAACAATCCCAGCGCCGAGGGCCACTTGAGCCGTCCAGCCAGCTTCGGACTATAGCGGCCGGTCTGCTCATAGAGCTGTCTTTCCTGCTGCAGCATCCCCAGCGTTCTCTTGCGCTGGCGTGATTCTTTGGCTTTCTTGCCGCCAAACATGGCGGCGAACATCTCAAAGAGGTCATTAACATCAGTTTGGATGGTTATGGGCATGGCTAATCGGCACCCCCTCCTGCTGTCGCGACGCCGGTGAGTCCGATGTTCAGTATTGCCTCACGAGACCTTGAACTCGTGCCGACTTCACCGCGTAGGAGTTGCAGCAGGGCGATACGCTCCTGCTTGATGAGTTGGGTCATCTCGATACGGTCTTTCTGCGTCAGGTTCTGCACCCTTGAATACTCATCAATCATCCGGTCAATCTCGCGCTCGTCCAACTCGGTAAGTTTATATAGTGCCTCCACATAAGCCTTCTGGGCTTCTAGTCGTTTTGAGACCTCCGATTCGCCCCGTTGTTCGGCTTCATGTATGGCGGTTGCATAACCCTGCGCGAGCGCGCTCATCTTCGTCTGAAGGAATTTGGTTTCCAGTTCACGCCGCTTCGCCACATCTTCATAGCGCAGTGCGGACTCGAATTCGCCAATGCTGCTCGCCAGGTTCGCCCGCCCGATGTCAGTCTCCAGCATCTGAGCGCTGCCGCCTGCATACCCGCCTTTCCGTGCCTCCAGTGCGCCCTTACCACGAGCCTCGCCGTAGAATCGCTCGGCGCTGGCACGGCTTGATGCCAGTATGTTTTCAATCTCGGCGGGGCTGCCCTTGCCCATCCAGCCGGGCGCGATTTCTCCGATAGCCCGTTTCCATTCCTCCGTTACATCACGGGTATAGCCTGGAACCGTCGGGTCGAATATTTTCAGGTTCCCGAGGGCGCTCTCATAAGACGGTTTGCTGGCGGCTCCGTAGGCACCGCCATATGGCTCATAGACGCCGGTCTGTGCCTGCTGCTCGCGCCGTAGCAGGTTCTGCATATACTGATAGCTTTCGGGGTCATAAAGCTGAGCGGCGCTTACGACTTCAGGTTTGCTGTCGCTTCTCGAGGTGCACCAGTTACCCATTTGACTCTCCTGATTCGGACAAGTCTGCCTCAGACAAGTCCAGCGAATACTGAACAGATATTTCACGGAATCCTGCGGTCTTGAGCAAGTTCATCAGACCCTGATTCTCCGGCTGAGATTCTCGCTTGAGTCCGACCTCGATAGCATCGCAGTTTTCCGCCTCCGCCCAGTTTATCACTTCGCGCAACATCAGGCGCGGAATACCCTGACGCCGCGCCTTGGGCACCAGCAGGAATTCCTTGATGGTCGCTACCTTCCGCTCGGCTTCCCGGTAATGATAGAGCAGCATATATCCGATGACGCCGCCCTTCTTTTCGTTGAAAATCACGACCAGGGTTGCATTCGGTCTCACAACATAAGCCGCCATCTTCTCATAGGCTTCATCATTGTCCAGCTCGGGGTAGCCCTGCGACTCGTTGTAGATGCGGAACTGCTCCGTGAGCTCATCGCGCAGCTCGGCTGTTACCGCTTTGAGCCGCTTGATTTCATAGAACTTGGTCATAGCAGGCTGTTCACCTTGTCGATGATTTCATTCAGCTTCTGACGGGTCAACTCCAACTCGTGCTTGAGCGCCGCAAACAACCCCAGGTCATGCTTCTGCATCGCCGCCAGCTCCTGGTGCATGCGCATGGTCTCCTGCGGATTGCCCGTAAAGCGTGCTCGCCCACCCACGACACCGAACCCGGGCGAGACTACGCTCGGAACGGGCGCACGGTGAGGCGATGGCAGATTCACCTGCTCGCCCAATTTCTCAATCTGAACCGCCATCAGAATTCGCCCTCCTGAGTGAAATCAGCCTCGTAACGATGCGCCTTGGTCACGCCATAAACATTTTTCAGCGTTATCTTGATGGAGAACAGCTCGCCCACAGCATCTGGGGAAAGGGCGAAACTGCTCGCCGCACCGCCGGCGGTCAAGATATTCAGGTTGCGGTCGTATCCAGTCATTTCCCACTCTGGCACGGCATCGCTCTCATGCTTCTCATACAATAGCCGATGTGCCTGAAGCCGTGCAATTATACCCGGACTTGGCTCCAGTAGATTCATGCGAAAGCTCGGAGCATGAGCAAGATTGGCACTTGTTCCCCCGGCTGTTGCCGGGTCTGGATAATACGTCCGATGGGTTTCCAGGGGCACTTCCCAATAAATCGCCGCAATCAATCTGGGATGGGGTCCACCGACCCGCCCCACATCATCGACCGTCGCGTAATTGGGGCATCCCGGCGCGGCACTTGATAGGTTATCGATGGTCGGGCTGCAAGCGCCGGTGAAAACCGTGTGCAGAAGGTCGATGGGCACATAACCGGCATGCATCGCCCATCCCAAAGCCGAGGTCGTGGGCACGCCCGTTATCCGAGACCACGCGCCCTTGTTGTTGCGCACCCAGAAATAATCCGAGGCGGTTCCGGGTCGTGAAATCCATATCTCGTCGGTGTCCGGACGATAGACGATATACACATGGTCAGCCCGCTCCCAGTCGAAACCGGCATAGAAGTCTTCGGCGATTTCCAGTCCGATGTTCTCGAAGTTATAGCCGTCGAAACGCCAGACCCCATGCCGTCCCACGAAAATATGCTCACTCTGGAGCGGCAGCACAGCATGACGACCCACTGCCCCGTCGGAAAAGCCGCTCTGCTCGATAAGTTCACGGGTATAAGGGACGGCGGTTCCGTTTGCAAGTATCAGCCCCTGATAGTAGTAGCGATAGATGCTGTCCGTCTTGTAGATGATGAGGTTCTTGCCCAGAGGCTCGGCGGCTTTAATCTCGCCCGGCGTATCATCAAGGTCAATATAGCCGGCGGCTTCAGCGGCATAGTCCCGTTTCCAGAGAAAGACCTGACGCTTATCCGAGTCTGGATTGTCCGGGTCTGGATAGAGATTCGAGCATCTGATGCGGCTTCCGTGCCAGACGCCGTTTTCCTTCGTGTTGAGCAGATGGAGCGCCCCCTCATACCACTTCACCAGCTTGCAGGTATCGAGGGTAACCGGGTTGTCGTCGGTGCCGCCTTCGATGCTGTCGAGACCTTCTACGGTTGCGAATATCGGTGAAGTGCCGTCCCATTTGTAGGGTCTGCTTGCGCCGGCGGTCAAGAACAGCCAGCGGTCCGAATGGTCCCAGTAGCAGGACTTCGATTCATCGAATGCCCATGGGTTCTCGGCACTCGTGAGAAATGGGGGGTCGCTATAGCTGCCGGTGCCATCTGGTCCTTCGCCGGTGATGACGAGCTCGAAAATCCCCAGTATGGAGGGCACGATGATATAGTCGTTGCCCAGAATATCGCGGTAGAAAATCAGTCCGAGTATGTTGAGAACGCCGTAAGTATCAACCCACTTGCCATTGAATAGGCTATGCAGCGAGTTATCGACTACTCGGACATCGTCAAGCTGCTCGCAGCTCATCGGGCTGGCATGCCGCCGGTCGCGCAGCTTGATGCCTTCGGGCCAGCCGGGGATGCGAATGCTTGTTAGCTGCTTGGATTTCATGATAGAGAGCCCGGCCACTTGGTGGCGAGGTCTGCGACTGCGACTTCCTGGACGGAAATATATTGATAGTCGTGGCCCGATACGCCCGTGGCGCAATACACATTCCGCGCCGCGCCGGAGTTCTGCCAGATTTCAAGCTGCAAGTTTGACGAAGCCTGTGCCACCGTATGGCGAATATAGAGACTGCCGTTTGCCTGCAAATTAAAGAGCGCAATCCCGGTCGCCACGCTCTGGATAGAATGCGCGAGCGTCTGGCTGTTCGTGGTATCGCGCAGTCGAACCGCATACTTGAACATGCTGCCGACTGCATCTTCGTTCCTGAAACTGAATTGGAAATTGTAGATATAGCCGAAGTTGGTCTGCCGGTCCGGAACTGTGAATGGTGAGGCTGGAAGGAGCGTCCAGGTCTGGTCTGGAATCACCTGCGTAGCTGGATTTACAGTAAATACCTTGACCCAGCTCCGCAGACTCAGAAGATTCTGGAGATTGACCGGCTGCCCGACCGTTTCCTCGATGTTGGCGACTACCCGTTCCTGGTCGCTCACATACAGGAGCTTGCCCGCATTCGCGGTTGTCGTGTTCCCCGCAGGCAGCGCCGCCGCCAGCACCTTGTTGATGCGCCCGGCCCCAGGCAGGTGATATTCGGTCTCCGAGCCGCTCACGCTGTAATCGCGCACATGCTCGATATTGGCGCAGCGGTCCTCCACCACTCTCGTATCGGTTATCGCCTCATCGATGGTGTTGGGATTGGAAGTGCCTAAATAGGTCAAGCTGTATGCCATGATTTTCTCCTATACCCAGCCATAAGCCCGGTCTGGGTCGCCATATGTTTCCTCCATGGATTGTTCGCCGAACTCACCCGTGATGAGGTTGAACGGGTCATCGAACTGCTTGATTGTAGCCTGCTGTTGGAACTCATCGACTTTCTTGTCCGCCATCGCCATGTATTCGAGTGCCTTATCCCACTGCTCCAGATAGAACTTACCCTGTGCGCAAGCCTGGAAGATAAGCCCATACGGCACTTCGTCAGTTAGCGGGTTGGTATCGGTAGGTCCCGAAAGCGCAGGCAGATACACATAGCAATAGAGATTGAACTTACCGGTGGCGGTGGTCGCGTTCGGAGACGGAAAGAGCTTGATAGCCTCGATTTTCTGACCGGTGCCGGTCTGCATGGCATAGTCCCAGTAGAGCGGCTGCTCGACGCTGCTCGCATTCGCGTATGCCGCCTCCAGCCCCATGATGTGGCGCTTCTCCATCCAGGGGCGTTTCTGGTCGCCGTCCGCGTTCCGGTAGCGTATCTGGACGAGCTTGATAATCCGGTGCGTCGTCAGGGCGTAAATCTGCTGCCCATCAACCGGCGTCTCATCGTAAGTCCGCCGGAGGAAATAGAACCGATGCCGACGGCAGAGCTCGTCCTGCGCCTCGTTGACGAACTCAGGAATAAGCGTGTTCGCAAGCGTAGTATCCCCGCTACGGCGCAGGTAGCTTGCGACCCTAGCTTTGACCGTCTGATAATCCATATGCGCCAACTGAACCCGGGGGTGCCGGTATGTCCGGCATTGCCCCCCGGGTCCTAATTACCAGATGCAGTTTCTAGGTGCCTACCTGGTTCTAGGTTCCTACCTGGTCGTAATCGTAACCTGGCGTGATGACGTAGCTGATGCCGAGGTAGACGAGTCCCGTGGTGGTGCCGCCGACGGCCGCAGTCTTGTGAATGAACTCCAGCATGGCGGCGGTGGTGATGTCGAAATTCACCATATTCGACTTGATGACGCTGCCTATCGCGCTCGTCACCCATGTGATGGTGGCCTTTTCGACGCCTCCATATTCAAGACTGCTGACTGCCTTAGTGGTGGCATTCCCGACGGCCTCAGCACCCGCATAGCCCAAGAAATTGACGATGGTAATGTTCCCACCGGTCGAAAGGCCTGCTGCGGCGTTAATCACCAACACGGGGTCAATCGCGGCTACGCTCAGGTCAATCTGGATAGGACACCAGAAGAACTTCATCTCTGAATGCTTGCTGTCTGAGTAGATACCCATGTTGTCCTCCTAGCTGTTGGATGTGATGTGCACGCCGTTCATGTGGTATTCGGTGGCGGTTGCGATGCGGATGCTATATCCGCCCGTGTAGAACCACGCCACCCCACGGTCCCGGCCATAGTCCGTCGGAATCTTCTGCACCACGCGGAACGGTATCGCCGTCGCCTTGAGCACGAAGTCCGGTCCGAAGCACACCCCCTGGCAGGGCGGCATGCTGTTTTCGGTGCCGGTGCCCGTCTTGTTCGGCAATATCTGCTTGTTGTTCGTGCCGAAGATATGGAACCCGAAAATGTCGCCAATGTAGGCATTGATGAGACCGCTCGACTTCTCCGCAGTCCGGATGTAGAGCTGGATGTTCTGCCAGAGTGCTGATTCTGCAAGCCCCTTCAGACCATGCAGATTCAGAATGCTCACATAGTTCCCGTCAGGGAACGGTGGAATCGCATAGTCCCAGTCCATGTGCTCCCGGATTTTGATGAAGTCGCCGGCCTGGACGTTGCGGGTTGCATCAGTTGCGAGGGTGGTTTCGGCGGTGATGGTCGGTGCGGCATCGCTTCCTGTGGGCACGAGCTTGAGCGGCGCGAGGATGAACTGCGCACCGGCGATGTTGTCCAGGGTCTCGGCACTGTGCTGCCGCAGAACCTGCCCGATTCCGCTTTCAATGGGAATCTGCGACAGGTCGGCGAACTTCCCAGTCCAGGGGAATCCGCGACCATAGTCGTCGATGGTCATGTAGAGCTTCTCGGGGGTTACGTTAGTCTCGGGCGTCATCTTCTTCTCGCTGATACTGGTGGTATCGCCTTCCACACGTGGCCAGTAGTCGTAGTAGAAGGTGTCGCCCTTCTGCTTCCCCTGAGCTCCTGAAAGTGGTATGGCATAGCGGTCGAAAAGCGTAGTCCGTCGGTTAGCCAGGAAAATCTTCTTCGTCAGAATTGGCTCGGTTACGCTGGCACCGCTATCTGCCCAACTTGGTATAGCCATGGTAACTCACTCCTTTCTGTGAGATTGCACAGCCCATCAAAGGACTGAGTTACCAAGTCTGCGTGCGGGATGGCGTTTAAGGTGCTGCCGGCTTGAATTGCTCGTGTGGCAGCATGCTTTCCTGCTCTATCCGACGCAGCTCTTCTTCAGTTGCTTTGACTTCCTCCTCGTATGATAAGGCCGGTGGCTGGGAAGGTGATGTCGGTAGAAATCTGCCTGGACCGCCAGTGGCTACGGCTGTTTCATGGGCGTGCATCTTGTCGCTGAGGTCTTTCAGGCCATCAACGCACGCCTGCGCCAATTCGTTCTTCATGCGGGGCACATCATCATCCCAGCCTTCGGCTTTCGCCCGGTGGGACACTTCCGCAAAAGTAAAGCCGACGAATCTCCGGCCCCGCTCATTCTGGAAGTAGGGATGTTGAGCCATGAAGTCCGCATAAGCCTGGCGAACTTCCAGCACCCGGCTCGCTTCTTCCCTGACCGTTTCGGGCAGCTTGTTGAGCTTGTCCTCCATGATGCGGATTTTGGCTTCGTAAGCCGCATCCCTTGCCCGTTGCCGCTCCTCCTGGAAGCGCTGATAACCTTCCGGGTCAGTGAACATATCAGGTGCAGCGGCGGTTGGGGTTGAAGCTGGAACCGGTGCCGTAAGTGGCGGTTCTCCAAGCAGATTATATTCCGAATCCCTCTCCTCTTTAGCGGCCTCTTCAAGCGAGGAGTGAATTCGCTGTAAACTCTGTAAGGTCGAATCTATGGCCTGGCCCTGCTTATCGACTCGCTCTAGAATCTCGCGGGCAGTAGGCTCATTCTGTTTGTTTGCATCCAGTTCATCCATCAGATTGCTCCTTCCGATGACCTGGCATCTTCGGCAAGGTCCGGATACTCCAGCATCTCGGCAAGCTGCGTTTGGTGCTGAAGTTTCTGCATCCGAAGTGCCTGGGCCACAGTGCGTGCGAATGAGAGTCGTCCCCTGATGAAGCACATGGTTTCATCAGAGAGCTGCGCATTGTCGAGCAAGGCTTCCAAGTCCTGCCGTAGCGTCTCCGCGCTCACGTGATACAGCAACTGCTCGGCTTCACCTATGACCTTGAGCGCATGGGCATAATCGCCCTCACCGGCATGCTGCCGGTTTATCGGTAGGAATCGCCCAAAGAAACTCATCAATCGCATCGTCGTTGATTATTATACCATACCCGCAGGCGTGCCGCCAGCAGGCGGGAGAACACTCTCACTCGCACCAGCGGCAACAGGTGCTCCTGCCGTCGAGCCGGGCGGTCCTTGAAGCCCTCCTGCCGCCTCGCGCCTTGCAAGCAGTTCGGCTATTTGCTTCGCCCCCTGCGTGGGCGCCTCAACCCGCTCGATGAGCCTTGAAGTATCAAACGGCATCCCTTCGGCGGCAATCCTGATGAGCTCGGTCAGGTTCAGGCGGGTTTGCTTGTCGGCATAGAACTGAATAGCGTCTTTCGGCAGGCTGCCGATAGCGCCCAGGAATGCCATCATATTCTGCAAGTTTTGCCGCGACTTAGCGGTGGCGCTCAACCCTTCGACACGGATTGCCCGCGTTGACTGGGCGATTGATATGCGCTGCTCGGTCGTAAGTGCATCGAGGCTGCCGCAGGCATGCTCTCCCAGCAGGCTCAACATGTCGCTATCCTTCGAGAAATCATACTGAAACTGCGCCACCAAGCCCACCAGTTTCAGCACCAGCGGCTCCAGCAGGGTTTCTTCGAGGGTCTCGATGTAATCGATGCGGTTCTCATCCGTATAGCCACTCTTGAACCTGATTTCAGTCGCCGTCGGCTTCCCCTTGGAAGTGGGCAGACCCTGCGTGATTTCGCTGACTCCCAGTTCTTGCAGCTTGCGGTCGAGTGCCGCCAGAAGCTGGAAGCCCTCGGGGGGCATCTGCTGTATATCGACCATTTGGGCGACTTTCTTGAGTCCGATGTTTGCATTCAGCAACGCCCGCCCAGGCCATAGATAGCGCGTGCTGCCGCCGGGCTGCGCTGGGTCGCCCCATACGCTTGGAGCGAGCTCATAGGGCTGTGAAATCCTGAGCGCGATGCCATCGACCATGAGGTTGTAAATCTCCGCCTGGTGCTGCGCGAAAGGCTGATAGTCCTCGAATATGCTCCGTGGATATGGATAGAAATCTTCAATAGCCGGGCTGCCGTAAATGTAATCCGTGCCGCTGCCATCCCAGTAAGGACGGGGAAGCGGGTCCTCCAGCAGCATCAGATGACCCGGTCTCGTCTGGACGAGCGTAATTGCCGCCATCGTCAGTTTGGGGTCATCCGCTATCTGCGACAGATTCCCCTCGAATTGATAGAGCTCCACCGGCTGCCCACCGGCATAATAGACCTGCATCCGCGACAGCTCGCGGTCGCGCTCGGTTTGGATAGTCGGCTCCTCCGATTTGGATTCCCGGCTCAGCTCGTTCAAGAAATCACTCCTGCTCGCTCCGCCGGGCAGAAGGGGCAGCGCCTTGACGTATCGCTCGAAGTCCTGCGGACTCATGGTGTAGCGGCAGATGCGCATATCGCCATCGGTGCTGACCCAGAAATCGTAGGGGCTGATATGCTGAATCCGAAAACCGAACCAATCCTCGTAGGTTACTTCATACTCAAAGCCCCGGGGCAGATAACCCATGAGCTCCTTTATCTGCGTAACCTGGGGGCGGAATCTGAACTTCCGGTCGGGCCAGACGCGCACAATGTGATAGCTGGAGAAGTAGGCATGCTTGATGATTTTGGGCAGCAGCCGCTGGAATCTGTTCTGCGTCAGCCAGTAGTCTACCAGTTGCACCAGTGATTCCTGAATGATTTCACTGAAAGGGTAATTGGTGCCGAACTGTAGCTTATCGACGGTATCGCTGAACGTCCGCTTCATATGGCGGGCCAGCCGATAAGCTGTAATCGAAAGCTGCGAAGACCGTGCTTTGGCTTGATTCGCCCGCTTCGGTGAAATCGGCGTTTTTCCATCGGCATGCTGCTGCAAGGCTTTCCAGCGCTCCTCATGCGGACGCCGCATATCGCTCATCGCCTGGAGCGCTTTCGCAGCCTGACTGGCGATTTCCTTTGCTCTGGCGGATTCACTCAAAGTAGTAACCTCCTACGACGGCTTCGCCCCGCTCGATGTCACTCTCGACATTATGCGCCCAGGGGTTGAATCCCTTCGGGGCTATCATCATACGGTCTATGCCCGTAGTAACGCAGGCGGCAGCGTCTACCCAGTGGTCATGGAAATGGTCCTTCAGCACACGGCCATCTTCCCGACTTCGGTATCCTGAAGCAAGCGCCTCGATGAGATTGCGGCATCGTGGATGGATTATCATGCTCGGCTTAGCGTCGATGATGGTGCTGAGCCGCTTGGAAAGGGTCGCATTCCGCTCCGCCAGCATGCCTCCGATGGGGTCGATGACGACTTTGTATTGCATATAGATGCTCTCGATGTCGCTGGTGGCGCTGGTAGAATCGGTCTGTTTGCCCTCGGCGTCTCCCCAATCATAGAGCATTCCAGGCGTCCCCAGGGTAGTGTTGCTGGGCCAATCGGACACCAGTTCGACGATACGCTTATGAGTTTCGGCGAATACCCGGAGCGCGTATTTCGTTATGATTTCATTGTGCCCTCGCCACTCATGGATGAAATAGAGCAGCCCGTTGCCGAGCCAGAACGCCAGCAGCGTGACTGGGAAGTTGAAGCCGAAATCCCAGCCGCGCACCACGGCGGCAACATCTGTGCGCTTGATTGGCATCTCCAGCACATGCAAGCGCTTATCGAAGGTCCTGAAAAACGGCATGCCCTTGTGCGTGGCGTGGCTCGTTGAAAGCTCCATCTCCTGCTCCCAGCTCTCATCATCCAGCAGCGGGCGCGTAAGTTTATACCAATCGGAGTCGACCTGCTTCTTGGGGTCGGCAGTATAGTGCAGCTCGACTCCATAGAATCGGCGCTCGTTCTTGAAGACGCTCATACCTCGCCTCAGCTTGAAGCGCCTGATTTTCGGCATCGCATCTATCTGGTCTGCCTTGACCGCATACATCAGCCGGTAGAATTCGTTGCGGCCGTTGAAAGTGCTGACGCCAGTGAAACGCCCGCCTTTCTGGATTGATGGGATGGCGCTGCGCAGAAGTTCATCACATTTGCCGGGGTCGAGATGCGCCAATTCGTCGGCGAAGTTGGCTGATGGGCTTCGGCTACGCGGGGCACTGGCGTCCTGCGAAAGCGCCTTGATGACCGAATCCTCGATGGCGGGGCGCTTGGTATGCTTATCCCCCACTCGATGATGCACCATTATATCGCCGGTCCTGAATTCCACCTGTGGCAGGATAGCGACCAGCCACTCCGGGAGTATTTCATAAGTCCAGCGGATGCGTTGAAGCTGATACTCCGCATCCTCCGCCTTGCGGGAAATCAGGTGCGTGGTGCGCGATTCACGGAAAAGCGCCTCCCAGAAGTAGCAGAGGTCGAAGATATACGAGACGAACATCTGGCGGCTCTTGGCAACGAGCAGGCAGTTATAGTTCAGCCAGAGCTGAACCATCACCTGTAGATACTCCAGGTGAGCCGGGAAGAGCTTGACCGGTTGGAGCTCATCGTTATCGTCCCGGGTCCTGATATACCCGCTAGAAAAGAAATACCAGGGATGCTTGGCGAACATATAGAGCAGTTGCTTCTTTTGGGCTTCGTTCGGCTCTTTCTCCGGGTCGATAGCGTCATTGAAGGCGCTGTATTCGCTCGGAAGGGTGGGTATGAACCCCAGTGCGACCTCTACGGTGTTGGGGTCATTTTGCGGTTGTTTCTTCTTTGCCATAACGTGCCGCCGGGAAGACCCACTTGCGAGGCTCGATGTTCTCTGGGGACAGCGGCATCACATAATGAGCCACCACCATAATTGTATCGGCTCCCGGCATTCCCAACGCCCAACGGGTTGGAATTTCCACCCGGCCGATTACAAGAGCCGCCTGTCCGGGCTCGCATCCGAGCACGATTTGCTTGGCCTGCTCCTGGAAAACGCGCACATGAAAACACTGGTGCTGAATCGGGGGCACTTGATATGTCTTGACCTGGATGAGCAGAAAATCATAGTATTCGTTCCCGTATCGGCTGATATGATGCTTCGGCTTGCTCAGGATGTAACCGCCCAGCATCACCGTATTGACCCAGAAGGGCAGCTTCTCGGATTGCGTGATGGGATAACGGCGATAGAACGGCTTGCCTGTCCCAGGTTTCGCTTCCGGCAGTTCTCTGGACGGTCGCTTCATCATTCATCATAGGTCTTGAGCGCATAGACAATACTGAGGATGATGTTCTTGAACCGGCTGCGCATATAGTCGGGGGTTCCAGATTCGCGCAGGTGCTTATACATCAGATAGAGCGCTTTGGCGAAGGCTGCGGTGCCATAGAGCCGGTCCTTCGCTTGCAGGATTTCATCTACCGCCTTCTCCGCCGCCGCGATATACTTGTGGAAGTGGCCGCCCAGACCCTGATTGAGCACATTCACCAGCACATGCTGCGGAATCTTCACATAGGTGTTTCCATGCGGAAACTTCGGCATGCTTGGGCCTTTCAGATTCAGGTCCTTCGCCGTCACCTTCTTCGGGGATTCGCCCACAGCTTTTTCTTTTCGTTTGTTCGCCATCAATGCCTCCTTGTTGGGGTTAATACGAAGCCCGCTTGGGGAAGGCTTCATACGGAATGATGCAGACATTATCATCGACTGAAACCTTGCCCCACAGATAGTTGACCTTGCCGGCGGCATTTTTCTCGCCGATGAGGAGCGGCCGGGGCAACACAATGAGAATCTCATTGAGGTCCTGGTCGGCGGCGCCAAAGGGACAGTCGCCGCTCCAGATGAGTTGCTGCACCTCGATGTCGGCGGTCGGGTAAGCGTTGCTTCCGTCGTTACCGGTGAGCACCAAGAAAGCCGCCTTCGCAAGCGCGCTCTTGATTTTCACCTGGAAGCCGCCGAGGAAGAACGGATGGGCGTGCCCGCTGTCCAGCCGGGTTCCCGCCGCTTTGATAACGATGCCCTCGGTAAGGCTTGCGACCATCGATTTCAGATACCAATCTGTCATCATAGCTCCTTTAGCCGTGCCGATGATAGCGCAGCCACGGCGCATAGATATTAGACCTGATACGTGCTTTGCCTGGTGTCCAAGTGATGCGCACCGGCAGCCAATCGACATAGTAACTGCCTGCGGTGGCTGCCTTGGCGTTCACCAAAAGTCGGGCCTGGAAATTGACATCGGAGAGCTTGTCCCAATCCCAAATCGTATCGGCAGTTACATCGAGCCATTCGACATAATTGTCATCGGCTGGTTTCTGTGTCACCGGATGGGCCAGGGCCGACCAGCTAGTGCCGCCATCCCATGATACATCGATGCTCGCAAAGGGGGCCATATCCAGATTGTCGTATTGCTCGACACCGACCTCGACCTGGTTGATGACTCCGGCCCCAACGATGCCATAGTTCATGCCTTCGAGATACTGTATCAGCCCAAAAGCCAGGATTGCATAGGCGTTATCGCTGGCCAAGATGTTCATGGGGTCGGTCCAAACGGGACCGACAGCGAGCGTCGGGCTGTATATCTGGATGCTCATCAGTCGCGCTCCCAGCGGGCCGATGTGGAGCGGGTATCCACATGGATGAAGGTTTTATAGACGCCATAGCCATTGCGCGGCGGGTCATTCTTGGTGAGGTAGTTCCATATCTCGCGGGGACGGATGTAGTCCATATGCACATCGCAGGCGCGGAACTGCACATGCTGGCTTTTAGGAGCGCCGCCTATGGCTTTGTTGTAAGGCGAAGCCCGGTATCCCGAACCCACATATATCGGCTGATTGTCGAAATGCGCCCGCATGATTTCGAGAATCCCCAGCGTTGGGATGATGTGTGGCCACATAGACCTCGGAGCCTGCTTGTTGCTGATGGGACCCTGGGGACTGTAGACGATGGAGCACGGACTGATTTCGCGGGCGCTGAAATGGACGATGTCCTGAGAAACCAGAAAAGCATCCAGCTCCGCCCAGTAACGCCGCCAATAGAGTTCAGGCACCATGGTCGCATTATAACACAGATTGGGGCCGGCTGAGCAAGGACGCCTAGTTCCGCCAGTCCCACGTGCCCAGCCGACCCGCCATTCCAGGAGGTATCGCCAAGAAGACTCGCAGGGTGATTATACCATACTTTAAGCCATACTTCCAGCCATACTTCCAGCAGAGGTTCCGCCGGTCCCTGCGCCCGCCTCTGGGTGTTTATACTTGCGGGCGCATTCGAGCACATACTCGACGCTTGGATTATTGTCTTCGGTAGCGACCTGAAGCCCATGCTTGATTGCATCAGCCTCAAGGTGCTCGAAGTGCATTGCGTCCAGAATATCGGTCGCCAGGGAGATTGCATGGCTCATTGTGATGAGCCCGTTGGGCTCTAGTGCGGCTATGGTATCCGTCCAGCGCCACCACTCCGGAGCCAGGCATGCCTCGCCAAGCTGGATGGTCAGCGACCCCAGGCGCCGTGCCAGCTCAGACGCCTTCTTGCTCCGCTCCTGGGCGCGTGATTCAGCGGTCTTTCGGGTATCATTGTGTCCCATCGTTTCCCCTAGGTAGCGCCTTCCTGAAAAGGTCTATCTCTTTCGGGAGCTTTCCATCACCGAAAGCATCCGCCAACTGAGGTCGTAATTTGTCTAAGAGATTTTCGTTCTGTCCTGCCTGCAAGTATCCCCCGAGTGTTCTATACGCGCAATCCTGGCGTATGCCTTCCGGTGATTCCAATACGAATGTGATGAGATGCTCAATGTGTGTCTGCCACCTACGAGCGAGCACATCATTCTCATTGATACTAATGCGACGCCCACTATGCGTCGCCTGCTTCGCGTGTTCAGGCTTCTCAAGGAGTTTGGCGCGAATGATATACGGCAGCGAGTTGACCCAATCCTCGTTCGTTGAAAGTCGAAGTCTGAAGCAGAGCAGAAGTTCGTGTTGCTGCGGCAAATGCGTTGGCGGAAAATAAACCGCAATGAAGTTGGAGTAGGTGTCGAGAAACGTGGTGAGCTTCGCCAGACTCTCGACAAGCGGGATGATGGTATGGTCGTATTTTGCCATTAGTGATTACCTCTCTCCTCCGGTGTCTCTTGTGCGCATGGACCAGTGTTCGATATTTCTCGTTGGGCAAGCGCCTGCCGGGTCTCATCGGCGTGCTCCTTCTCCCACAGCCGTCGTTTACGGGTCGCCTCCTCGATTGCGGCGTCCGCCGCCGCCTTCGCGTCATAGTTCCCAACCTCATCACCGTCTATATCCGCCGCCGCCTGCCGTTGTTTCGCTATCAGATTGTCGAACTTCCGAGGCGCCCCGGCGCTCTTGCGTTTTGCCAGGGGTGCGAATGCCAGGATGTTCGGTCGCCAGAAATCGTCATTGACCCCGAAGCCTATTGCCTCGATAATGTCATCTATGCTGTAATCTTTTCGCAGCGCCCGCCAGGCTTTGATTTCGGGTCCCGTAGGCGCTCGCTCCTTGGTGTGAATGAGTCCCAGCGCCTTCCTAAATCCTGCGTCCTCGTCGGGCTTCAGCGCGCTTGCAGCTTCTCCGGCGCCAGCAGCTTCCTGTTTCGCTTTCGCTCGCGCATGCCTCTGATACGCCGTGTTATATGCTCGCGCTCGTTCCTCTCCCGCTATGGCATCGTATCTCTCGGCATTCACAATCCGCCAGTGGCGGGGACTGAGCTGGATTATCCTCGCTCCGTCGGCTTCTTGGGAATCGCTGTTCGGGTCGGGCGAAGATAGAATCTCCAGCGATTCCTCCGCATCCTTGAGGCTTATTTTGCAGATGCGCGA